AGATATACACAATTTATACAGAACTATGAACTGGCATCTAAAATATTAGCTGACCCAATAGAAATGGAGAGGAAGATAAACAATGGAACAAAACATATCATGGAAGACATTGAAAAAATCAGCAGTACAGTTGATGGTCTTGATGATGGTTTGCAGTTGCAGTCTGATACCGACTAAGCAGATAGAAGTAACAGCAAAACCATTAGATAGGAAAATAGTGCAACCTATTATGCCTAGAGAAATTGATCTCCAAGAACCAAGATGGATTGTAATAACTCCTGAGAACTGGGAAGAGCAATTAGCAATGATTGAAGAACAAGAAGGCGAGCTTGTTTTTCTAGCTATGACTATACCTGATTACGAAGTAATGGCTTATAACATGCAAGAATTAAAGCGATATATTACTGAATTAAAAGATGTTGTAGTCTATTACAGAAAGGTAACAGTTGACAACACAGACTAGATAGATGATAGAATTAAAGCTCCATAAATAAAAGGAGAACAATTATGTTTGGATTTATAGGAGAATGGTTAGGAATTATTACTGGTGTTATTGCATTAGCAAGTATCATTTGTAGTTTAACTCCTACACCAAAAGATGACGCGATGATTGGTAAGTTATATAAACTTATTGAAATGTTAGCGTTTAACATAGGCAAGGCTAAGCAATAGCCATGTCTGATAGCATTACACCATTTGTATATAACGCAATACTTGATAGGGTAGTAGATGGAGACACCATAGATGTAGTGCTTGATTTAGGTTTTGATGTAAAGTTGCATAAACAAAGAGTGCGATTAGCAGGTATAGATACTCCTGAATCACGAACAAGAAATTTAAAAGAAAAAGCATTAGGATTAAAAGCTAAAGATAGACTTATAGAGCTATGTGTAGGTTCATTTAAAATACAGTCATTAGGAAAGGGTAAATATGGCAGAATACTTGGTATACCTTATACAGAAGATGGAAAAAGTATTTGTCAAATGCTTATTAATGAAAAACATGCAGTTGAATACTGGGGTGGTAAAAAGACTGCTAAAATTTTGGAAGATGGAACGTGGGGGGAATAATATGTTTACATCAAAAGAAGGAATCTCGTTAATTAAAAAATTTGAAGGTTGTGAACTTCAAGCATATAAATGTGCAGCAGGTGTCTTGACTATAGGTTATGGACATACAGAAGGTGTAGAAGAACACCATGAAATAGGTCAAGAACAAGCTGAATATATGTTAATAGAAGATTTAAAAGTATATGAAAAGTATCTTTTAAATTACATAAATGTACCTCTACATCAACATCAATTTGATGCTATTGTATCTTGGACATATAACTTAGGTGGAGGTAATTTAAAAAGTTCAACCATGTTGAAAGTTTTAAACAATGGTCAATATGAAGATGTTCCTGCACAAATTAAACGCTGGAACAAAGCTGGTGGCAAAGTTTTAGAAGGTTTAACTAGAAGAAGATTAGCAGAAGCACTATTGTTTGAAGGTAACGATTGGGAGCATGTTTAGGTCAAGATATGAGCCTATGCTCTATTTAACAATAGCAATATTAATTTTATACATGATAAATATATGGCTTTAAGCAAAACACAAACTAAAAGACTTGGTGGTATATTGACAGTAATGTTTGATGATGAAATACCAAGTGATTTATTAACAAATCTAATTACAGAAGGTTACATAAAAGTTAATGGTCAAAAGTATGATCTCACTGAAAAAGGCAAAGATGAAAAAAATCGTCTTTGTACTTTAGCAGGTCTTAATATTATGTATTCTTCTGAGAAGAAAGAAATTTCAAAATAAACAATATATCCTGTTTTTCTTTTAGTATCTTCTCAATAACCTTTAGTTCTAGTTCTGCTTGTTTTAATTCTTTATCAATACTCAATTAGCAAATACCTTTTCTTCTAATTTCTTAAAACCCCACATTTTTCTAAATGTAAATTCAGCTTCATCAAAAGCTAGTTTTTTTTCTTTGTATTGTTCTCTTTCAATACAGTTAGCAACATACCATCTATTAAAGTTGACATTGTATGGTGCTGTATCATCATATAAAAATTCATTCATTTTTTATCCCCCACGTCATTAACAACTTCATTAAGTCTATTTAATAAAGTTTTATATTGATTATAATTTATCATTGATTGCTCATGCATATCAATAATTTCCTTATGGACAGAAATATACATTTGTTTATATGTTTGCATAATATCTTTTTTACTTCTGTTTTTATTTATGTTTATAACTTTTTTGCTCATTTTATTTCTTCATAATGAATGTTTATAAGTTTTTTAACTATTTCTCCAGTAGTAACTTTTCTCTTTGTTTCTTTTGTGTAAAGATTTCTTAAAGCTGTAAGGTTTTTATTTGTTTGTGGGTCTACTTTGAAACTTACTACTTGTGTGTTTTTAGCGCCACTAAATTTTAATTTTTTCATAATTTGTAATCCAATTTTTAAATATTTGATATGACTCTTGTTTAGTTAAATCAAAATGTTGTCTTAATAGTTTTGGTGTTTCAAATATATTAACTTGATTAGTTTCTCTAATTGCATCAATAAATTCAAAATAATATTTATTTGATAATTGCATACTAATGTAAAACTGTATCGTCAAGAGGTACAAAAGCCATAAATGGTTCTTCTTTATAACCCTCATGTTTCCACTGTACTATTTCTCTTACAGAACCAATATCTCTATCAAAACATTTAGTACCACCCTCACCATCTGTTAATGCTAGAACACAAATACCTGCAAATGCTTGTGTTTTTTCTGCAGTCTTAAATGAGAAATATCTGTTGTCATACATTAAGCCATTATCATCAACAAACATAATGACATTACCACCAAGTTTTACTACATCAATAGTTGTGCAACCCATAATTTCTGTTAATTCTTTTGGGTCACCATTGTCATTAAAACTTTCCCATCTCACCTCTTGTTTAAATGGGTCTATCACTATTACATCTACTAACTTAAACATTACTTAACCCCCTCGTCATAAGTTTCACATATGTTGTGATTCATAAAATAGTTTTCTATTAATTTACTAATTCTAGGATTAATCTTGGCATATCCATTCTCATACCTAGCGATCATACTCCTGTTAGGTTTTCCTTTAACCATATAGCCTAAGTATTCAGCAAGTTCTGTTTGTGAGACATCATATTGTTTTCTTAGTTCTACTAGTTGTTTTCCATCTATAAGTGCCATATTAATTTACTCCTATGTAATTAATGCTTTCTTTTACTTTGTGACCTTGTTTTACAAGTCTTTTTTTCTTTGCATCTATTACATCTTGATTTGTAGATGTCATAGCTTTAAACCAAAAATCGTTTGCTTGTAAATATACCCATAACTCATATTTCATTTATTTACCCCTTACGATATTCTATCTATTTGTTTTGCAACATCTTCATAGTTAGCATCTTCTAATGCTTCTGATGTTACGTTTAAGATTGCACCCAAGTTCCACTTAGTGAACTTACTGACTACTAAACCAAGTGCTTCTGTATCACTTGCTTTGTAACCATTTACATATGCTTTTTCTTTGATTGCGTCTAGCAATGTTGGAAGTACCTGTTCAATCATTTGGTCAGTACTTTGTGTTGTATCAATTTCAATATTCATTTTTTTCTCCTTTTCAAATGTCATTGTGTTATTCATATAGTTATTATAACAACATGGGTTATAAATACAACCCTCTAAGACAAAATAAATTAATTATTTTTAAAATGGTAAATCATCAAAACTTTCACTTATCCAATTTTGATCTCCTTCATATAATTGTTTTGCATACTCTTGCCCTGCTGTTTCTTTAAAACCATAATGTAGTAAAAATTTATATTCATTACCAAACTTAGTATGTAACTGTGCATGGTGGAACTGACAAAGTGGTATAACTTGGTCATCACCTGCTTTAAGAGACCATCCACGCTTACCATCACTAGGTTTTAACAAATGATGTGCTTGTATAGAACCATCGCAAGACAAGAAGCCTGACCTACTTATAAAGCAAGGCAGGGTTCTTACCCACATAAGATGTTTCTTATTTACAAGTCTTTTAGACATTTAGAATGGAAGTTTTTCTTCTTGCTCTTTAACAAAAATTTCATCATTTTTTTCTACTAATTGACATGAAGTATAAGGCAGACCATCTTTTGCTTCTTTTTTACGACCATAAAATTTATATACCTTATTATCAATAGTTACATTTCCACTTATATCAGGACTATCTTCTGAAAACTTTTTATCATTTACAAAAACTAAACCTACTGACATTACAAGTTCTAACTTTTTTTGACCTAAATTATTCTCGCTTTCAACAAGTGAGAAATATCTTTTTTCTTCTTTGTGATTATCTTCATCGGCAAATTTCCATAACATAGAGCCTTTGCGTAAAATTTGTGCATTGTTATCAACCCACAAAGCACCACTTTTTTCTTTTTTATCAAACTTCTTTTCTTCTGACATGTTATACCTCTTTTTTAATTATTAATTTATACTTCCAACCACTACTATTGTTATAGTTTCTTTTCTTCTCTAATACTTCACCTAATGGTAATTTATATTTTTCCCTGTATTCAGGTTTTCTAAAATCACGCATAGATGCAGTTAAACCACTTTCACTACAAGCCTTATTAAATTTATTTAAAATAAATAATTTAAGCTCATGTGGTGCCCACCAGTTACCTTGCGACATTACCATGTAAACACAATCATGTAATGTTGGTTTATTCTTTGGATTCATTATTACCCTCATATAAAGCTATTAAATTTTCATATGATTGTTTGATTTCACCACTACTAGCATCTTTAGCTTTTTTAATTGTTTCAACATTAGCTTTGTAAACTTTTTTACTAAGTACATTGTTGGCATCTTTCATCATTCTTCCACAATCTTTTAAGTATTCTTTTTCACTATCACGAGATAAAACAACTTTTCCATTTGTTCCAATCATTTTGTATTTACCTTTATCTCTTTGTTGTGCTGTTTCACCATCATCATCAGATGAACCTATTCCACAAGCCATAGACAAACTATATCTACGACTATATGTAAGAGCACTACCAAAGGCTTGGGGGTCATGTTTATCAGCAGGAACAAAAATTTGACCTGCACTTAGTTGTCCATCATGTCCATAAAAAACAGTTTCACATACTGCACCATGCTCATTTAGTGCACTGTTTTGTTGAAAGTAAATACCATTATTGTTAAGTGGTTCTTTTACTGTATTTATTACTTGCTCTAATGTTGCATAACCACTTTTGAAAAATGGGTTATTAGCATCTTTGGTTGCATGTTCTATTTCTTTTTGTGCTTGTAATAAAGCATTGATTAAGTTATTCATATATATATTTCCTCAAATATTCAAATTAAATAATTTAGTGGCACCTTTGATTTCAGTATCACTCCATTGATTCATAAAATCTTCATTAGATATATCAGGTTCTAAACAAGACATAGCACAGACTTCATGAATATCACTAGAAAATGACAGCAGTTGCCACATCTTCATTGCAATTCTTCTCATGTTTTTTATATTTTCATCAACATTAGTAACTTCTTTACTAATAAGTTCTCTTTTATATTTTGTTACATACACATAATCTACAAATGGTTTTTTGCTTGTAGCTAATGCATACATACTTAATTGATTTTGATAATCAGTTTTAATTATATCTTTAGGCATTATTCCTGTTGTTTTCAAGTCTCTTACAGAATCTTCATACAACAAATCAACTATACCTTTAAATGGAATAGGCAAGTCTAAATAAATTTCTACCCATTCTTGACAAGCAACTGGTGTACCAAATTGTCTGTACATAGGTATTATTTTTTCTAACACCTCACCTACAGAAATTTGTTTTTCTAAACATTTACCAAAATCATAATTAGCTTTTTCTTCTTCTATCTTTTTATATATTTGGTCATATTCATTCATAGCAGAATCAATACAATCATTAATAGAAGCAGAAGTCATAACACCCATAGTTATACCTTGCTCTATTGCAATACCATATGTCATAGCAGGGGAAAATATTTTATCTCTATATCCTGCTATATTAACTAACCATTTAGCAGGGTTTTTTCTGAATTTGTTGATCGCCGAGGGGCTTAGATATTTAACCCCATATTGTTCAAATGCTTTGTCGTTTGTTTTCATAAATTTCAAATTTCAAGTTATGCACTAATTATAAGGACAAACTGGGTTAATTGCAAATTATATGATAGACTAGAAGGCATGAAATTATCAACATGGCTTAAAAAAGAAGGTTTGACACATGATGACTTTCTTTTATATTTACAGAACAATAACACCAATGTAAGTAAAGGTGCTATTGATAAATGGTGTAATGGACAAAGAATACCAAGAAAAGATGATATGCGTAAAATTTCTACAGTTACTAATGGAGAAGTTTCAGCAAATGATTTTTATGATATATAGGACTTGAAATTTTGTCCTAACTAGCCCAAAATGTCTGAATGTCAATTCAAGCGTTATCGTGGTGTATAAAAAAAGATATACCAAATCCAACAGCAAAATTAGTTTTAATGATACTTTGCAATTATGCAAATGAAAACAATTCTAGTTATCCAAGTGAAAAACATTTAGCAAAATTAGTTGGTGTATCTGATAGGTCAATCCGAAGATGCACTAGTCAACTTGTAGACCTTGGATTGTTAAAAATTGAACAAAGATTAGGTACAAGCAATTTATATACATTATTATTAGGGGTGGACACCAATGTCCAACCTGTTAGGACACCCACGACCTATAATACTAAAGAAGATACTAAAGTTAATAAAGAAAGTGGTGTGGACAAATATGACCAAGACTTTAAAGACTTTTGGGATTCATATCCTAGAAAGATTAATAAACACCTTACACATCAAAAATGGATTGTAGCTACAAAAACTATTACACCAAAAAAATTAACTGTTTGTGCAATTAGATTTTCTAATGAGATCAAAAATCAAAAAACTGAAGAAAAGTTTATACCACACCCAAGCACATGGTTAAACCAAAAAAGATTTTTAGATTATGAAAATCAAAACATAGAAATTAAAAAACAATCATTGAATAACTTAGCGGGGTAAAAATGAATATTGATAATGAATTAAGAAAACAAGGTATATCACCAAAAAATACAGAAGTTGGTACACAAAAAATTAAGTGTCCAAGTTGTCAACCACATAACCACAACCCAAAAGACAATCCACTAGCTCTAACAATAGAGCCATCAGGTAAGTGTGTTTGGTTTTGTCATCATTGTGAATTTACAGGTGGTCTAAATGCAAGTACTGGTTGGAAGGGAGAAACAAAAATTAATAGACCTGAAAAAATATATGTACCACCTGTTGTACCAAAAGAACCATCTAAACCATCTAAAATGTATAGTTTTTTTGCAAGTAGGCATATAAGCAAAGAAACAGTAGATGCTTTTAATATATATATGGAAAATGACTATTGGATAGGTTTGCCATACTTCAATTTAAACAATGATATTGTGAATGTGAAGTACAGGAGTGCTGATAAAAAATTTAAACAATCAGTTAATGGAAAAAAATCATTATATAACTATGAAAATGTACATAATGAAGACACCATTATAATTGTAGAAGGCGAAATGGATTGTCTTGCGTTATATGAAGCAGGTTATACAAATGTTACAACACTTCCTGATGGTGCACCTAAAAATGTAAATTTAAAAGAAGATGATAAAAGATTTTTGCCTTTAAAAAATTGCAATTTAAAAGCTACAAAAGTAATTTTATTTGTTGACAATGATTCAGCTGGTAACAGTTTACATAAAGAGTTGTTACATAGATTTGGTAAAGATATTTGTTGGTTTGTAGAAAGACCTAGTGATTGCAAAGATGCAAACGATATACTTATAAATCATGGTGTTGACAGGTTAAAACAAATAGTAACAAATGCAGTTCCATATCCTGTAGATGGTTTATATAGAAGTGGTGATTACACTGGTGCTGTTATTGATTTATATAATGGTAACTATACAAAACCTGTTGAAATAGGATATAGCAATCTTGACAGAATATACAAAATTATGAAGGGTACTTTCCATACTGTTACAGGCATACCGAATCATGGTAAAAGTTATTTTTTAGATATGATTTTAATTAAATTAGCAAAAACCTATGGATGGAAATTTGCATTGTTTTCACCTGAACACAGTACACAAATGCACCTTAGAAGAATGGTGCAAATGATCGCTGAAAAACCATTTGATATTGGGGAAGAAAACAGAATGTCTACAAGCGAACTTCGTGATGGTATGAAATTTTTAGATGACCATTTCTTTTTTATTGAAACTAAAGATGAAGTACCTACTATTGAGCACATATTAAATATAAGTAAAGGCGCAATATTAAAACATGGTTGTAATGGTGTGGTAGTAGACCCATACAATGAAGTAAATGCTAGTCGTACTGGTGGTAAAAGGGAAGATGAACATATTAGAGATTTTATTTCTAAATGTAAAAGATTTGCTAGGGTACATGACATAGTTTTTTGGGTGGTTGCACACCCTACTAAATTGCAAAAAATGGGTGATGGTGGGTACACACCACCAACTGCATATGATATAAGTGGAGCTAGTCATTGGAATAATCAATCAGATGTAATCTTAACAGTACATAGAGATTTTGATGATAATACTAGCGAAGTTATTACTAGAAAAATAAGAGAACAGGATTTATATGGTTCTATTGGTAGTGCTAAGTTTAGTTTTAATTCTAAAAAAAGAATATTTGAACCATTTGATGATTATTTTGGAAACATGGATATCCCACCACATTGGACTGAATAGCTATAAATCCATTAACTTCGTTAAGGTAAAGGTATTACCTATGTCATAAGATGCTGTTGGAAGGGTTGTCAGACTAGCAATTTCTGTATAAGATAACCCAATATGGATATTTTATACAAAAAGACTGAAGATATAGTTCCTTACTTTCAAAACCCTAGAGTAATTTCAGAAAGTGCAATTGATGAAGTTGCAAAATCATTACACAAACATGGATTTCAACAAGCAATAGTTATAGATGAAAATAATGTTATTGTTGCAGGTCATACAAGACTTTTAGCAGCTAAAAAATTAGGTATTGATAAAGTGCCTTGTAAAATATATGACGATAACGAGATAAATATAAACGCATACAGATTAGCTGATAATAAAGTTGGAGAACTTACTGTTTGGGAAGATAAAATTTTAGAACTTGAATTAGAAAAACTACAAGGTATTGATGTTGCTGGTTTTAAACCTACTGAAATTGAGTTCCGACCTTTTGACACAGCTTTTGCTGATGTTAAGATAGATGAAGCACAGGTTGGCTACAATGCAAATGATTTAACAACTACAGTTCCTTTGACATTTTATCTTGAAAAAGAAGATAGAGAAGAGGTAACAAAAATCTTAGAAACTGCAAGAGATCAAAATGACTTGCAAACAAAAAATAACGCATTGTTATATTTATTGAGGAAAAAAAAATGATACTAATACCGAATCCTACGCATGGTGAAATAATAGACCAAGTTGAATCTATGTATCCAACAAAAATGATATCTATATCTGATAATTATGACTTAGAACCAACTGTAGGTAACATTTATGGTTTTGTAACAACAGGTTCTTTTGCTATTGATACAGGCAATAGAGAATGGAATGTTAAAAAAGGTGATTTCTTTACTTTAAAAACTAACCCTAATGAAATGACAGAAGCATTTATGCAAGAAGATGACTCTCAAATGTTTTGGATTGTTCGTTATGGTTTTAATGGTATAGATATGGTCGGTGCTTCAGAAAAAAGTGGAAGATTGTCATACATTGATGGTTGTACTGATTCATTGTTAGTAATGCCACCAAGATTAGGAGACCCATGTTTAAACTATTTACATTTTCCTATGGGAATAGACCAAACACAACATTTACACCCAAGCATTAGAATGGGTATTGTGATAGGCGGTAAAGGTGAAGCATTTCAAAAACCTGAAGGCAAGAGAAGTGGCTGGGAAGAAGATTTATCAAAAGGTATGATGTTTTGTTTAGAAGAAGGTGAAGTGCATAGTTTTAGAACTAGTGAAAATTATATGGATATAATTGCATACCACCCTGATTCAGACTTTGGTCCAAGCGATACAAACCACCCAATGTTGAACAGAACCTATATAAATCATGGAAAAGGGTAGGTTCTAGGGTATTAACTATAATTAAAGAAGCTACTCACAAGCCTTAGAGAAGGTTAATTTATGTCAAAAATAGCAAAAAAACGAGATATACAGAAAGATGTCTATACTTTAGCTTTAGAACGAATTAATAGAACATATGATATTTTTGATAATGTTGTAGTTATGTTTAGTGGTGGTAAAGACTCTACTGTTTGTTTAAATATGACTTTAGAAGTTGCAAAAAAAAGAAACAAACTACCTCTTCATGTTTACTTTTTTGATGAAGAAGCAATTCCATACGAAACAATAGATTATGTAGAACGAGTTGCTAATCTTCCTGAGATCAAAATGAATTGGTTGTGTCTACCAGTCAAACATAGAAATGGTTGTAGTCGCAATCACCCACATTGGTGGCCATGGGCACCTGAAGACAGAGATAAATGGTGTAGACCATATCCTACACATAAAAGTGTTGTTGGTTTAGAAGATATTCCAAACTTCCCAAAAAAAATAGAAGAAAGACCTACTGTTCCTGAATGTAATGGTTTGTTGTTTCCACCACAAGACTGGGGTGAAGTGGGTATTATTATGGGCATAAGGTCAGAAGAAAGTTTAATGCGATATAGAACTATTTTACAAACCAGTGAAAAAAGGTATGAGGATTATATGATTAATCTTAAATCAAAAACTGCTTTAGCTAATTGTGTCAAAGTTTGTCCTATTTACGACATGAAAACAGTTGATGTATGGAGTGCACCAAAAAAATATGGTTGGGATTACAACATAACATACGACATATTAGAAAAAGTTGGATTAACTCATTTACAACAAAGGTGTGCACCCCCATATGGTGAAGAACCAATGCGTGGGTTATGGCAATACAGCATAGCATTTCCTAAGTTGTGGGATAAAATGCAAAGCAGGGTGCCTGGTGCAGCAACAGCAGCAAGATACGCAAACACTGAACTTTATGCTTTTGGTGGACTTCCTGAAAAACCAAAAGATACCTCATGGGAAGAATTTATACAGTACTTTTTAAATAAGCATCCTGAACCCTATCGGTCTAAAATTGCACAAGTTATAAATGATTTTGTTGGTAATCATTTTAAAAAAACATCAGAGCCTATGATGGGAACACATCACCCTGAATCAGGTATTGGTTGGAAGTTTTTATTGCGTATTGCTATGCGTGGTGATTTTAAAGGTCGTAAACAACCAATGTTTACTAATAATAAAAAACAATATGCAGCACAAAAGAAAGCATATGAGGTAGAAAGACATGGTACAAAAAGGTAAAGATAATCAACCCATCAACGCTATGAAATGGGTCAAAAGGTCAAAGCTAAAAGCAAATGACTATAACCCAAACAAAGTAGCACCAGTAGAATTAGAACTTCTTAAAACAAGCATTAAATTATGTGGGTGGACACAACCAATAGTAGTAAGAAGCACATATGAAATAGTTGATGGCTTTCATAGATGGACAGTGTCAGGAGACACAGACATTTCTGATCTCACGAATGGTTATGTTCCTGTAGTATTTTTAGATGAAATGGTAGATGAAGCACAACAAATGTGTGCCACTATAATTCATAACAGAGCAAGAGGTAATCATGGAATTTTACCAATGACTGGGATTGTTAGGAAAATGAAAGAAGGTCATAACTATACAGATAAACAACTTAAAGATTTATTAGGCATGGAACAAGAGGAAATAGATAGACTTTATGATTATCAACCTATGACTGAAAAAGGTTCACAAGAAGAATTTACTAAAGGTTGGGTTCCTGATGTAGAAGGTAGGGAGTTTGATTAATGGGTGTAGTCTACTTAACCACACCCACTAAAGTTACTTCCAAGACTTAGATTCGTATTTATATACTGAATGATTTTCTTGTGCATGGAGAAGTGCATCATATAGAAAATCTGTATCTAGTTTGTTAGCAACATAACCATCAAGAATACAATTAAAATAACTTAGATTAGGTTCACCATAATCAGTTCTATTCATTGCATAAAACATTACATCTGTATTGTCTCCAAAATCTTCTGCAAGTGTTCCACCCATCTTTACAGTAAAATATTCTTTACGATAAAGGTATGGATAACCTTCAAAGACATCTAATGCTTGTTCGCATGTATCAGTAATATCCCAAAGTACACCCTCTACAGAATCATTAAGACTGTATTCAATATCAGCAACACCTTTAAAAACTAATTTATAGTTAGGCATACTAAACTTAACAATCGGTTTAGCATTAGGGCATCTATATTTCATATTTTCTATATTAAGGTTAGCACCATAAGCAAAGTAAAACATTACACACTCCTCATAATAAGACCATGTCTAGCAAGGTCATCTACAAAATGATGTGGGTATTGGTATCTAATAACATAACCAAACTGTGTATTGATTCGTATAGCTGTATCTTGTAACCAGTCTTGAAAACAACAACTTGGTGCTAGTGATAACTCGTATAGTGAATAAGCTATATCTTCTTTGGTGAAACCTCTAAGGATTCCACCACCTTTTACTGTATATTCTAACTGCATAATTCTCTCCTTCTCTTTGTGAAAAATCTTTTAGTAGTTGCGTCAATTAAAGTATCTTGTACTTGTCCTAATCCTTTAATCATTAAACTAAACTTGTTTGTGTAATCTGTAAAAGTATCATCTGATTTAACCTTTACACTTCTCATTTGGTCAGCTGCTTGTACCATAGTCATAACTAACTTTAACCAGTTGGCGATCTTATCTTTGTCAGTTGTACCTGCATGATGTCTAAATTCAATAGTTCCATGTTTCCAAAAAGAATCTATATTTAATTTTGTGTATCTAGTACCTATATGATTAGATATTTGTCTAGCACTTCTCATACCATCTATTACATCAAATGCATTACTAAGACTTGCATTGTATGAAAAACATCTTGCTGTTGAACGACAGTAGTCATTGTGTGAACTTCTTCTAGAAATTGGCATAACACTATCAATAGCTTGTTCAAACTTAGTATATCTTTTGAAAAGATTTCTAAAATGTTTGATTCTCCAATCACTTACACCTACATGAACATGCAATCCACAAGTTCTATTTATAGTAGCACCTGTGTTGTTGATAGCATCCATAACAAGCATTAAGTCTTGATAACCCTTATCACCTTTAAGTACTGGTGAAACGACTTCTAGACCGTAACCACTACCACTAACAGAAGAATCAGTTTTTAATCTCCATATAGTAGCGTTAGTATCACTGTAGTAAGCAGTGTGCATTCTGAAATCAGCACTATGATTAGCAAGGTACTGATTAATTTCTTCTAAAGTAACCCTTTGATTATTGTTACCAATAAACTCAATCTCTACTCCGAAAGTTCTTTTATTATCAAATGTCATTTTTTCTCCTTTTTAAATATCATCTTGATGTAGTTATTATAACAACTAGTACATCAAAAACAATAGTCAGGAACTAAATAATTCAATTAATTTTAATTGTTTATTTCATAGTCTTTTGTAATAACACCATGTTCTTTTGCACCTCTAAAGTGTGCTTTAACAAAAGTGTGTTTACCTGTTGGTAGTTTTCTTAAATGTTTTCTTACACCATGAAATTTTGTACCACTACTTCTTGCTGTATTTTTACTAGAGATCAAACCTGTTGAATTTTCAAACATATTTATTTTTAGTACTTTATGTTCCCATGTTGGTTTAGAGTTCATAGTGCTTTGTTTAAATTTTCTAGGGTCTAAGAATGTTGGTCTGTTAGTTGGTGCTAAACCTTTTCTATTTTCTGTATCGCATATTGTAGGAAACTGTAATAACAAATTAAGTCTAAAAATAATGTCATTACATAACTGTACATTCATGTTTAAAGTTCTATTCATGTAAACACCATTAGAATCAGAATCAGTATCTATAAATTCTTTAAAGGGACTTTTTTCGTGTATCCAATATGTGTAATCACCTGTTTCATTATCCCAATGCAGGTCATAGAAAGTGTAATCACTATGGAACATACCACCATCATGGTCATATATAAACACAGCACAAGTTGTTAGCGTTTCATTCTCACCTGTTTCTCGTTCATAACACCAAAGATTATATGTAAGATTTTTTTCCATATGTTTACTTTCATATGTTTCAGGTTCTATTGCTTCAACCATAGTTTTTTTATTCCATTGTATAAAAGTATTTTCATATGGCATCATCATCTTTACATCATTACCAACCTTCTCTAGTTCATCATTAGTCAAACCATCTGATTCATGTTGTATGTAAAATTTATGTGCTTGTGATATACCTTCTGAACAGACTTTTAAGAATTCACCAAGTTTATTGTAATTAATATTCCTTTCTTCTTGTGTTGTGTTTGCTTTTACAACTTGTACATGGGGTAGTGGTGCAAAATTTTGTGCAAACACCTCATAACCCTGCTCACCATATTTAAATAAATTATGTGAATGTAACAATTTTTCTAATACTGATTTGTTCATGTTACAACCTCACCTGTTTCTTTATCTATTACACATAGAACACCAAAGTGATTTTTTAATATCCAAACGCTATTTTTTTCTTCACTATCTTCTTGTGTAGGGTGTGAGTGTTCGTTTAACTTAGTACCTAAATTGTCTTCTACATGACATGCCCATTTGTAACAGGCTTGTTGAAATGTTTTAACTATCATGTCCTAACCCCTTATATTCTTGGTCGTACCATTGCCATACTAATTCACGACATTCTAACCAAGTGTTACCAAACAATTTTTCTAAGCGATCATCTGCACTCTTGTAACCAAACTCCTTAACGAATTCAGGGTAGTTATGTTTAATACAAGACATGGTAAGTGAATTGATTATTTTTTTTTCATTTGTAGTTATATTCATATATTTTCCTTTTAAATTTCAAGTTTCAATAGTTGTAATTATAACCCCATATAGAAATATTGCAAACCCATTTTGTATATTTTATTTATTGTGTGCTAGACTACTTGGATTATTAGAGATTTATTGGTTAATTTTAAGTGGCAAAAACAAAAAAACTTACAAAAGAACTTGCAGAAAAAATACGAACCGAATTTGTACAAGGTATAGATTTAGGTAGTACCGAACGCAAATATCAAACAATAGATGCATTAGCACTTAAACATAAAGTAGCAAGAAGCACACTTTATAAATGGTCGCAAAAAGAAAGTTGGAAACACCAACAAGAAAGGTTTCATGATGAGTTTATGCAAAAACTTGATGCTGAACGACAAAAGGTATTAGTTCAAGAATCTATTACATTAGATGATAACGCTTTAACTATGGCAAAGTTTATGTTCAATGAAATTGGTATCTTATTTCAAGAGAACGCAATGAAAAGACAACAAGGTACAACGACTATGACAACCCAAATGTTGAATCAAATAGCACAAGCAAGTCTACAAGCACAAAAACTTGGAAAACTAGCACTAGGTGAATCAACAGAAAACATGAAACTAAATGCAGAAGTTACAGACACAGATGCCTTCAGAGAAGCTATGGAACTGCTTGACTCGGTTGCAAGAGCAAAGTCAAAAGAAAGCGATAGCTCTATACACTGAATGGTTAAAGACAGCTAGACCAAAACAAATAGTACCACTAGATAAAGATTTTTTTATTTGGTTAATATTAGCTGGTCGTGGGTGGGGTAAAACAAAAACTGGTGCACAAGACATAGCTATTTACGCACTTAGAAATCCAAATACTATAAGTGCAGTTGTAGCTCCTACGTTTGGTGATTTGAGAAGAGTATGTTTTGGTGGTCCTAGTGGCTTGTTATCTATCATACCAAGTGATTGTATGGATGCTTCTTTTGGTACAAATGGATTTGCTAGTGCAAACATGGAGATCAGATTATTTAATGGCTCTAAAATAGTAGGATTTGCAGCACATAGCCCTGAAAGATTAAGGGGTCCACAGTTCCATAGAGCATGGTGTGATGAATTAGCATCTTGGCAATACCCTGATGCTTTTGACCAGCTTATGTTTGGTTTAAGACTTGGTGACAACCCACAATGTTTAATAACTACAACACCTAAACCAATTAAGATATTGAAAGATTTAGTAGTAAGGAATGATGTACATTTAACAAAAGGTAATACTTTTGAAAACCAAGAAAACTTAGCAGATAGTGCATTAGAAATGATGAGGGAAAGGTATGAAGGAACTGCATTAGGTAGACAGGAATTATATGCAGAAATACTAGATGATGTAGAGGGTGCTTTGTGGAGCAATGAAATGATTGAATCAACAAGGTTAAATAAAGAAGATGAACGAGATTTACAACAGATAATAGTAGCTGTAGACCCTGCTGTAACTTCAGGAGCAGACAGCGATGAGACTGGTATTGTTGTGGTAGGCAAAGATAGAAATAACGAGTATTATGTATTAGAAGACTTATCAGGAAGACATACTGCTGATAGTTGGGGTAGAATAGTATTAAATGCTTACTATGAATGGGAAGCAGATAGAATAATAGCTGAAGTTAATAATGGTGGCGATTTAGTAGAGAAGGTCATTAGGGATAAAGATACTAATGTTTCTTACAGGTCAGTTAGAGCTACAAGGGGTAAAATGTTAAGAGCAGAACCTATTGCAGCACTATACGAGCAGAAGCGTGTACATCATATGGGAATATTTGCAGATTTAGAATCACAAATGTGTTCATATGTAGGTCAGCTGAAACCGAGTCCTGATAGATTAGATGCTTTGGTTTGGGGTTTAACTGAACTAAGCAAATCAAAAGGACAAGTAAACTGGAGAATAAGCTAATGGCAGAACAAACATTTTTTCAAAGAGTATTTAACATAAAACCTGAACAAAAAAACTCAAACATGATGGGTTATTTTGGTGTTGGAACTGAAGAAGCAAAAACTTACAAGTACCAAGATTTAGCTAAAGAAGGTTATCTTAAAAATGCTATTGTATATAGATGTGTTAATGAAATCAGCAAAGGTGCAAGTGCTGTACCTTTTATAATAAAATCAGGAGATCAAATTGTTGAACAACACCCCCTTATTGACTTACTCAATAGACCAAACCCACTACAGTCTTACAGCGAATTCTTTAACAGCTTGTTTGGGTATGTGCTTCTTAGTGGTAATGCTTATGTACTTAAAGTAGGTAGTGAATTAGGTGCACCAAAAGAATTACATCAATTAAGACCTGATAGAATAAATATTAAAGGTAGCGGTGGTGCTATTCCAGATAGTTATGAATATGTAATTAATGGAAGAGTACAACAAACATATTTAGTAGACCAAGATAATGGTTTTAGTGAAGTAAAACATGTAAAACTATGGAATCCCTTAGATGATTATTATGGTTTAAGTCCTATGAGTGCCGCTGCTGTAGAAGTAGACCAATTTAATATGTCTAGCAAACACAATGTAAACTTATTACAAAATGGAGCGAGACCAAGTGGTGCTGTTATATTTAAACCACAAGATGATTCAGGTTTTTCTGTTAATTTATCAGAATCACAAAGACAACAATTACTTACAGATTTAAACAACAGGTTTAGTGGTGCAGGTAATGCAGGTAGACCTATGTTGCTAGAAGGTGATTTTGATTGGAAAGAAATGGGATTATCACCAAAAGACATGGACTTTTTGAATCTCAAAAATATGAGTGCAACAGATATCGCTTTATGTTTTGGTGTACCCAGTCAATTAGTAGGTGTACCTGATTCACAAACTTATTCTAATGTTGCTGAAGCAAGACTTGCTCTATATGAAGAAACAATTATCCCACATTTACGAAAAATATCATCTGATATGAACGAATGGTTAGTGCCTATGTTTGGAGATAACTTAACACTTGAATTTGACATTGATTCTATTCCTGCTCTTGCAGAAAGAAAAAGAAAAACATATGAAAATGTAACAAGTGCAGTTCGTGAAGGTATTATGACTCGTAACGAAGCAAGAGAAATTATTGGTTTAGAACCTATAGATGGTGCAGATGAATTATATGTATCAGCTAACTTATTTCCTATTAGTGATGAAAGTGTTGAAAAACCTGTCAATCCAATCAATGAAGAAGATTTATCAGATTATGCAGAAGAAGATGAAGAAGAAATGGATAAAGAAATAAGTGAATGGTTAGAAATGGATAAAGCCTTATCTGATATTGATACAAGACCTAATAATTCTATGGCAGAAGAAGCAGCAAGAGGTTTGCAATGGAGAAAAAAGTTTAAAAGGGGTGGTACTACTGTAGGTGTTGCTCGTGCAAATCAATTAATAGACAAGGAAAGATTATCCATATCAACAGTTAAAAGAATGTATAGTTTTTTTAGTAGACATGAAGTAGATAAACAAGCACAAGGTTTTAAACAAGGACAAGAAGGTTATCCAAGTGCAGGTAGAATAGCATGGGCTCTTTGGGGTGGAGATGCAGGTTTCAGTTGGTCTACTAAGGTAAGAAACCAAATAGAAAGGGAACAAAACAGTTAAAGCAAGACCCTTAACCTATAGCAAAGAAGCTAACAGAAGCCACCTCAGAAGCCTTTTTTTCGCAAATATTACATGAAATTAGCAAAAAAACAATTTAACACATTTAGACAAGGTCGTATCAATGCTAGAAAAGAAGCTAGAAAACAACTTGTTATAAGAAACAATTTAGAAAAACGATTTTATAAAAACCTTAGAACACTTTTTAGAAAGTTCTTAAATGTACAACTATATCTTTATAAAGAATATGGTATATACAATCCTGATATTGCTACACAAACTTTGAATGAAGATTTTATGCCATTAGTACTTGGGCATTATAAAAGAACATTCCAAACCATGTACAAATACAACGAAGATAAATACTACAATACACAAAAAGCAGATGAAGCATTTGTTTTTGGTAGAAGCACAGATTTTGAACAAGTAGTAAATACATACTTTAATACAAGACAATTAGTACTATCAGGCATAACCCAAAGAATGGCTAACAGAATTAGTAACCTTATAGAAAAAGGCAGAGCAGACAATCTTACATTACCCCAAATAGCAAAACTTGTATCAGATAAGTTTTTACCAATTAGTAGAAGTCGTGCTGCATTGATCGCACGAACAGAAACACATAGTGCTGCTAGTTTTAGTAATCATTCCTACCACTTAACAGCACAAAAAGACTTAGGTATCAAAATGTTAAAAAAATGGGTATCTACTGGTGATTTAAGAACAAGACCTACACATGCTAGTGCAAATGGTCAAACAGTAGATATGGATGAAAAATTTGTGGTTGGTGGTACAGAAATGGAATTTGCAGGTGATAGTGCAGGTGGTGCTAAAAATGTAATCAATTGTAGATGTGTAATTATCTATGCAGATGAGCAAGATATTGTGCTAGACTAACACCTGATGTACTATATGTAGATAATATGCCTATACCGAAACTACAAAATAGCGAGTCTAGGCAAGAATTTTTAAATAGATGTATGGGAGATGACACTATGGCGAGTGAATATATAAATTCCGAGCAAAGATTAGCTGTCTGTACTAGTGAGTACGATTCAAATAAAGAAGATTCTATTGACAATAAAGCTGAAGCAGGTTCACTAAAAACTGGTGATATGGTTAGTTGGAATTCAAGTGGTGGTAGAGCAAGAGGTAAAATAACAAGAATTGTAAGTAGTGGTACATTAAATGTACCTGATACAGATTTTACTTTAAATGCAACAGAAGATAATCCTGCAGTATTAATAAGGGTTTATCGTGCTGGTGAACCGTCAGATGTGGTTGTCGGTCACAGAATGTCAACTCTTACAAAAATTGGTTCTAAACAAGAAATTAGAAAAGATGTCTTTGATAATTTAGATGAAGCAATAGCTAGAGCAAAACAAATTGGTTGTAGTGGTACACATTCACATGATGAAGATGGGAACAAAATATATATGCCATGTGCTACGCATGAAGAATACATAGAAGCTACTGGTGAAGATGTAAAAGACAATGTTTCTGATATGAAATCTTTTATTGAAATCAAATCAAATATCAAAGCCTACTATGATGAAGATGAAGATAAAAACTATGGCACATTTGAAGGTTATGGTTCTGTATTCGGAAACAAAGACTTAGGCAATGATGTAATAGAAGCTGGTGCATTTGCAAAATCTTTAAAAAGTAGAAAACCACAAAATGTAAAACTTTTATATCAACATAAATCAGATATGCCTATTGGTGTTTTTGATGAGATCAAAGAAGATGAACATGGGTTGGTTGTAAAAGGTAGACTTGCTTTAAAAACACAAGCAGGTGCAGAAGCCTATGAATTATTAAAAATGGGTGCTTTAGATGGTCTATCAATAGGCTTTAGAGTAAACCCAAAAGAAGTAACTTATGATAAGCGTGGTAACAAGCGTATTATTAAAGAAGTAGATTTGATGGAAGTTAGTTTAGTAACTTTTCCAATGAACCCACAGGCAACTGTTCGTTCAGTGAAAGGTGAAGAAATTTCCATTAGAGAATGGGAGAATGGAATGCGAGATGCTTTCAGTCTTTCTCGTTCAGAAGCAAAGATGGCTGCAAAAGCAGTCACAGATGCATTCGGTCAACGAGATGTTGATACTAATGTTGAATTGGTAGATGCCATAAAGAACTTAACTTTAACCTTAAAATCTTAATAGGAGATTATTATGTCGGAAGATATAAAAAATGCTATTTCTGATTTAGGCTCAACCTTTGAAGAATTTAAAAAGGTAAATGACTCTAGATTAGAAATGATAGAGAAAGGCGAAAGTACAGCATATGTAGACGAGAAATTAGCAAAGATGGAAGCTAAAATGGATTCTTACGAAGACATTAATCAAAAACTAACGACTGCTGAACTTAACGCTGACAACATCAAAAGCCAAATTGAGAAACTTGAAACAATCGTTACACGACCAAATTCAGGTTTTGAATCCAAGCAAGTAGATGAATACATGGGTGCATTTGACTCATACTGCAGAAAAGGCATAGAAGGTCTTGATGTAGCTGAAAAGAAAGCACTTACTGTAAGCAATGATTCAACTGGTGGTTATTTAGCACCACCTGAATATGTAAAAGAGCTAATCAAAGATATTACTGAAATATCACCGATTAGAAGTATTGCAAGAATCAGAAGCACTGGTAGTAGAAGTATCCAAATCCCAAAAAGGACTGGAACTTTTGCAGCACAGTGGGTAGCTGAAAGTGGTACTAGAAGCGAAACTACTGGATATCAAGTAGGACTTGAAGAATTACCTGCACATGAGCAATATGCTTTAGTAGATATTTCTGAGCAAGACTTAGAAGATTCAGTGTTTAACTTAGAAGCAGAAATGCAATCAGAATTTAGTGAGCAATTTGCTAAAGCTGAAGGTGCTGCTTTTGTAAGTGGTAACGCAGTAGGAAAACCTGAAGGATTTATGACCAACAGTGATGTTGCATCAATAGATTCAGGTTCTAACACAGCTATTACTGGTGATAACTTAATATCATTAGTACACAACATTAAGTCTGACTATGGTAGAAATGGTTCTTTTGTATTTAACAGAAG